GAGCAACTCATGGCTTTTACAATTGATTACATGGGTCGCGTTAACACGTCGGCTAACTCTGATGCATTGAAAGTATGGACTTACAACGGTACATCTACAGGCTCAAATGAAACCTTAGCTACTATTGTTGCAAGTGCGTATTTTAATAGCTTTCAACAAAAGTTAACCAGTGGTTCTGAGTTTGGACCGCTGGCAGTTGGTGACATTATTCACGTTCATGGTAACGATGCAAGTGGCTCTTATCTTGTATCAAGCATAACTACCAATGTTACTTTGGCAGTGCTTGGTGTTGGTGGGTTAACACCTAGCCATGTCGTTGTTTATGCTGGCGAAGAAACTACAGCAGGTGGTGATGCTACGGAAGCGGTAACTGTTTCTGGAGTGCTAGCGACTGACTTAGTATTCACCCAATTGCATACAGTTGGCTCTACACCAAGAACTATCTTAACTTCGGTAGCAAGTGCTAATACGGTAACCACGGTATTCAGTGGTGACCCAAGCACAGACCACGTATACGCTTACCAGGTATTACGCGCAGTAGTATAGTAAACTGTCGGGGGTGAAAGCCCCCACATCTTTTTGAGGTAGCTATGGCTTTAACTCAACCTACGACAGAGATAGAAATCATAAGCAGAGCAGCAACCCTACTCGGCAAGCAGTCGTTTTCTAGCCTTGATTCAGGTGGTTCCTTTGCCTTAGATGGCGATGCTTTACTAGGTACACTGGTTACGGGTGAGTTAGCTTCTAACAGATGGCGCTTTGCTCTAGCCTATAAAGAGATGGGCACACTCACAGCACTTACACCTTCGTTTGATAACTGGTCATATTACTGGGAGATGCCCTCAGATTTATTGATGCTTCTCTACATAGACCCGTTTGTTAAATACGCGGTATTCGGTAACAGAGTTCTGACCACAAGTAACAGCACAACACTTACCGCTGTTTACTCTAAAAGCGTTCCTGTCTCCCAATGGCCGTCCACTTTTTCTATGTACATCATCTATCAACTTGCTTCCATGCTTGCGATAAGCGTGACGAACTCCGATAGAATGCTTGCACGCATCAACGCTGATAGGGACTTATGGCACTCACGCGCTTTGTTTGCTGACGGACAAAACTCAACGTCAAACACAATTCGATCCAACCCTTACATCGATATCAGATACCAGTACAAAACCAGACGAGGTAGCTAATGCCTTTGCGCTCCACGAATAATACATTTAACCGAGGCGAGCTAGACCCGGCCTTATTTGCACGAACAGATATGGACCTGTACGGCAAGGGTGCGTCGAAGCTTCGTAACATGGTTTCACTATGGACGGGGGCGGCACGTATAGCACCTGGTACAACGTATACAGATATCATTGTTGACAGAACAAACAGCAATACCCCTGTTACTAATGCGTCACAAGTTAAAGGCTTTGACTTTACATACGACGCCAATGATGACGTAACTTATACTTTAATTTTAAGGCCAGACACAACCAATACTGTAGCCATTGATGTTTATTACAATGACACACTCCAAGCTTCTGTTGCGGCAGCGGCATACACTGTAGCTCAGATACCAAACATTTATGTTGCTACAGGGCATGATAGGGTTTTATTTTTGCATGAAGATGTGCCGGTACAACAATTGGTTCGCGGCGCGAGTCATTCTAACTGGACATTTTCGGCCCTATCAATCAATGTATACCCAAGCTATGATTTCAGTATCATTGATGGCACAAGCTATCGAGCAATCACGTTTACTTTAGGCGCCACAACAGGCTCAGGTATAGCGCTAACCGCCTCGGCTGCAATCTTTACAGCAAACCATGTTGGTGGTTTTTTTATTGCAGGCTCAGGCCGTGCGTTTATAACGGCTGTTGCAAGCACCACAGCCGCCACTGTAACCATTACAGAAGATTTTACCGCAACATCTCATAGCGGGCAGTTTTCACAGCTTTATGAAAAGATGTGGAACTCAGACACAACAACATTGCCGGTTAGCAAGGATAGAGGGCACCCATCACGCGGTGCGTTCTTTCTTAATCGATTGATGCTCGGCAATACAAAAGCCTTAAGAAACGTTGTGGCGATATCAACAGCCGGCGTATTCGATGACTTCGATGAGTTCTCGGATGCTGTAGATGCAACAAGTGCATTCAGTGTTTCGTTTAACGGCAAAGGTGAGCAGACGATACAAAGTATCTCGCCGGATGATTCCATCTTGTTTTTAACAAGTAATAAGATATTTGCGCAAAGCCCATTAGTTGAAGACCCAATCACGGCAGGCTCTACTTACTTTGCACCCCAGAACCAAAGTCCATCGGCAGCTATTGAAGCTGTGACTATTGATAATCAAATATTATTTGTTGAGGCTAATGGCTCACAAGTGATGCAGGTTATCTATGATACCAGCACGGCTAAGTACACAAGCGTTCCGGCCGGTCTCCTATCCGGCCACCTATTCGATACAATAGGCTCGATAGCAACCTGGGACCCGAAGGGAATTAACACAAGGCTTATGCTTGCGACCCAGGACGATGGAACGATGCTTATGTATAGCACGCTAATACAACAAGATGTTGCTGGTTGGTCATTGCGTGATACGCGCGGAAGCTACAAGCAAGTCATCGGCCAGGGCAAGCAAGCGCATGTGATTGTTGAACGACAAATTAACTTAGGTACGTCTACATTTGAAACATCTATGGACTATGCGTATCTATCTGATACAACGTTTAAAGCGTTCTATGATGTGCAAGCTATCTTTGCATCCGCTGCAGGCAGTGCTACGGAAGTTCTGGAGAATGATAATGATTATATTGTCCTTGGGAATGATATACCTTTCACTGCAATTGATATCACGCTGGATGTAAATGCAAGTTCAGATGCAGGTCTAGTGTTTCAATACCTGGATGTAAATGATTTTTGGGATACATTCACGCCAACAGATAACACAACAGGATTAACGGGCAGTGGCTCCGTGACCTGGGCTTTTAGTGACGTACCTAACTGGACACCTAATACAGTTAACAAGGTTGAGTCTAAGTATTGGATACGCATTAAGCGCACAACAGATACCGTTAGCACTTTGCCATCTATCGAACAAATACAAGTTAATACAGGTGTAAGACTGTACCTTGAGAAAATGAGCTTTGATGAGTACACCGACTCTACCAGCACAGAGACTTCAGATGCTAACGGAGACATTACAGGCGTTACACATTTAGCGGGTCACCAAGTGTATGCCATCGAAGGTGATGCAACCACTGGACCTTACTTTGTTGATAGTGCGGGCGCTGTAACCATCTCTAACGTAAGTGCTACTGTTAAACTTGGAATGCAATACAAGCCCTTGCTTGTGCCCATGCCGTTGCGTACACCGACGCAAGAAGGCGACAATGTGTATTCACAGAAATACGTCCAAGATTTGTTTATTGATTATGTTGATTCGCTGTACTTGCAAGCAGGAATACAACCAGAAATATCGGATATACCCAACATGAATTTAGGAAGTTATACGCTAGGCTCAAGTGTCGCACCTGTCACGGGGTTCTATAGAATTACACCGCGTGGCGATTGGAGCCCACGGCAACAAATAACCATTACACAATCACAACCAGGGCCAATGACTATCATTGGTGTTGGTTATCATGTGGAGGTTTCATAATGTCTGGAGCATCAGGTCAAGCTGCAGGACTTGCAGTAGGCGCGGCAGTTGGGGCAATAGCTGGTGGTCCTGCTGGGGCAGTTACGGGCGCATCCATTGGTAGCAGCTTAGCTGGGTTTACTGGTGAGCGAAAAGCCAATAAGGCGCAGAGTACGCTTGACCAGGCATCCCTCAACCTAAACCGTGAGCAAGCAAGGCTTAAAGCAGCAGAGACGGCAGCGGTACATGCTTCTAACTTTAGAAGTGCGCTGGCATCTCAAATGTCTGTAGCCTCTATGCGTGGCGGCACAGGCTCAGTTGCGGCACAGTTTGGCACGTCATCATTTCAAAACTTCTTGCGTGACCAGAAGGCTATTGAAACGGGTGCTGCAATATCTGAAATTCAAAGCGATATCACACAAGCGGGCTTATATGCTAAGCAATCCGCTAGAGACATGAGCTCAATTGCACGGCTTGCACAAAGCGCCACAAGTGCTATCAACTTAAACTTGCTCAAGTAAAGGCGGGACGCATGGTTAAAGAACTTCAATCTATCGGGCGCTCAGTTGGCACATCAACACAGAACGTATCTGCAGGTAACGCATTTGAAACCCTAGGCCAGGCGGCAGGACAGCTAGGAACCCTGGTGTCTTCCAAGCTTGCAGCCGTAGCCGTTGAGCAAGCCACACAGAAGGGTGCACTTGATGCGACAGAGGGTAAGGTTCCTGAGAACCTAGCACTACCTTTTACAGCCGCTACAAAAGCTTATAACGACGCTGCGTCTAAAGTTGAAGCGGATAGGATGATAACAAGTGCGCACGCACAAGTATCCGAGGCTTTAGTTAATGCAACCAACCCAGCCACATTTAACCGCAATACACCGGCTGAGTTTCACGCGCAGCTTGAAGGCATATTGCAAGGCACATTAGAAAATACAAGGCCAGAGAACCGCGCAGAAGTATCCAGCTCAATGCTTAAGCTATCCAATCAAGCATCATTGCAAATGCTTGAGCACTCGATTAAGTTTGACAACCAGCAAACACTGGCAAACTTTAAAGCAGACACAAGCAACATAGAGACACAACTAAAGAACGCTTATATTGCAGGTGATGCTGAACAAATTAAAGCATTGACGGAGCGATACCAAGATACCGTAGCGAATTATTCCGAACTAAACCAGCAGATTAAAGCAGGCGTGCCGGCGCTAAAGCAGAAGTTTCAAAACGACATGATAGTTAATGAGCAGCTTGGAAAGTACGCACAAGCGCTTAGCGAGAACCGTGGCCCGCAGTTCTTGGCAGACTTTGCACGCAATGTAGATGGTCTAACATTTGAGCAACGACAAGAAGCAGCCAAGGCATTAATTGACATGAACGCTTCTAGCCGCAAGTTAACGATGGAGCAGCATGCTGAAGCAAATGCACAGGTTGAGCAAGGTATCGTTAAAGGCACAATAACAACGCCAGAGCAGATAGAACAGTACCCAGACCTAACAGCATTGCAGCACATAGAAAATACAACAAAGCTATATAAGAAACAGCAAGCCGACTTTAAGAATCAAGCAAACGTCCTTCAAGCTCAGAAGGATATCATGCAAGGTAATGCCCAGGATGTTAAGCCAGCCGTTGCTGATGAGATGTACAATAACTGGCGCAGTGGCTTCCAGGATGTAACCGGCCAAGCTCCAAATATTTATGACGCATGGAACTCATGGCAGGGCAAAGGAAGCTTTCCTTTGAGCGGCATTAATAACGTGCCTTACGGTCGTGATATACCTGAGTTTAACCAAGACATGACCGCGCAATTAACTAACCATGACCCCATGCAAATAGTTCAGGCAGCATCCTTGTTTAGGGCAATGAACCTAGAGGCTCAACGAAATAATTATGCGTCACCCGTCGTACTTAAAGGCGACGCTCTTGATGTGGCAAGCGCGTTCAATACTCTTGACCGTGGCGGCCTTGATGACCAAGCAAGACTTGACCTAGCTAAGCGCATTAATGATTCTGTGTTTAACGCCTCGGAGCCTGAGCGAGAAATAAGAAGGCAGCGCGCCAATACATTTACCGCTAAGCAAAAAGACATGGAAGCTGTTTACGAAAAGAAATTTGGCGAGAAGTTTGTTCCTGGATTATCTGACGCTACCATGGGCGTAATGAAGCAAAATCTTAAGCTTAGCATCATGAATACTGGCATGCCTGATGCAGCGGTCCAAGCTAATAACTTTCTTATGAAAGATTACAGAGGTTCGGAGTGGTATCCCGAAGGAATGGTATCTACAAACGCCCCTGAGAATCTACCAATATCTAACGTCGGAAATGCATTTCAAAATCAGTTAGGCACCAGGGTTCAGTTGTTGATTAATTCAAATGCTGAGTACAGAAAAACCTTAGGGGTAGATGAGGTTCCATTTAAGATTGAGTTTAAAAACCCCAAAGAACAAAGCATTGATTTAAGCAGCGAGCTAACCGATGAAGAAAAAGTATTTGGCAACATGAGCGGTAAGCTAAAGACATTCCGTCAACGCTCACAAGAAGCCCTTGAGAAAGACTTGCCAGAGATTGCCGAGGCCACAGGAGAGAAGGCAGCACCTGCACCTAAGGGCAAGATACCTGTGCGCATTAATAACTTTGACACTGAGATTTATTTACAGCCAACGCCTGAATCAAGCCTAGGTAACAGGCCATCTTATGCGTTGTTCTACACAGACCAGACCGGACAACCGCAACCTGTTCCCGATATCAACAGTCCTGATAATGTAGCTAGATTTAATGTTGAGCCACTAGGCAGATGGGCCCCATCTATTTATGAAGGTGAGCGTTCGGAATCCATAAAGGCTATTGCAATTAAGGCGGAGCGAGAGCGGGCATTAGCAGAGCTTGAGCAGCTGAAAGAAGCTATGCCTAAGGGTGATGCTGTTGATAGATTCATCAAAGAGCCACTTATTAAACTTATTACTCCGGGTGGGGAAATGGGTGACGTACTTAGGTTGATGAAGTCTGACCCAGAGAAGGCGCAAAAGTTTGCCGAAGCCCTTGACGGTAAGAACCCGGAAGAAGCTATCAGGACATTACGTAAGCGCCTAGGTGATGATATTGATATGCCAACACCTGAAGAAAAAGCAGCAAAGGCGGATAACGTTGGGATAGCGGCGAATGCTGGGGAGGTTAAGTAATGACGGACTCAAAACAAGAAAGCCTCCAGCCCACCGAAGCTGAGCGCGACAACTCAGGCATGATTGCTCAAGAGGAGTTATTTAAAAGGCTTGAGGAGCGACAAGAGATTGGTTACACGCCACTACCATCTAACGTACCTGACCCTCAGCTTAAAGGCTCACTATGGAACGCAACCTTTTCATCTGGGACGATGATTGGTGCGTTCATGAACTCAGCTAATGCGCGCAAGCTTGATGCCGGTAAACCTATCCCAACCTTTGAAGAGCAGCTAGACAATATACCGCTGGCTCATATTGATAAGGCTGACGTGTATGTTGGCAGGCGAATAGAAGATTATCCCCTGATTACTGAGTCCTTAGAAAAAGAAGAGCGTGACCGGCAGCTCATGGCGAACCGACCACTAGCATCTTTTGCTATGGGTATGCTTGAGCAATTAGCCGTAGAGCCTATTAACCTTTTTCCTTTTGGTGAGGCGTTTAATTTAGCTAGAGGGACCTCAAGGCTTGCCAAGGCAATCGTATCTTCAGGGGCTACAGGTGTTACCGCAGGCTTTGCACAAGAAGGATTCATAACACGTAATGAGTTAAGCCGAACGGCTGAGGAAAGCGCGTACAATATCTTAAGCAACGGTGTAGTAGGTGCGGCACTTGGCGGCATAGGCCAGGGACTTACTACACGCGGGCGCATCAAAGATGTTGAGCAGCGTAAAGCACGAGCGGCTTTGCAGCGAGAAGTCAAAGACGTGTACATGGAAAGCTTCCAGCAGCTTACACCTGAAGGCATCTTAACGGACGAGGCCATAGCAAACCTTAGCCCTAACGTTCAAAAAGCTATGCTGTCTACACCCATGAATCGTTTGCTTAGAAGTGAGTTTGGTTTTAGTCGGTGGCTATCAAATCAGATGTACGAGAATGGCTATACGCTTAACAAAAATCTTAAAGGCGAGATTAAAGAGCAATCAATCGAGCGCCTTACACGAGCAGACTATAAGAAGCTCGACAAGACTTTAATTGATTACGACAATATCTATTTTGAAAGCATTGGTATACAGCCAGGACCATTCAAGCTAACACGAGAAAAATTAGCCGGGGCTGGAAGGCAGACACGCCAAGAGTTTGATTCTAATGTATGGAATGTTTTATCAACTGAAGTTCCTAGCAATGACGGTCATGTAAACCGCGCGGCTTCCTTAATTCGTAATAAAGTTTTCGAGCCATACAAACAAAGACTGGTTAAGCTTGGTCTGCTACCTGAAGAGTTCGAGCTACGCAATGCAACGGGTTATGTGTCCTCTATCTATCTTAAAGATAAAATTATTGAAGAGGGTGGCCGAAGTGCACGCGGTGATAATACATTGCCAGGCACATTGCACAATGGTTTCAAGGCAATTCAAGAACAGGTGAAGGCATTTAAAGAGTCGCCTGTATATGTGGAAGCTGTTGCACGAATAGAAAAAGAAAAGGCATTACTTAAAGAAACCAAGCTCCGGGATGAGATAAAAGAAATAAACGAAAGAGTTAAAGACCTTGAGGCTAAGTTAAAAGAAAAGATACCCCCTCGCCTGCTAGATTCAGACGGTAAGTTCTGGCCTATCCTTGATGACGAAACCCTTTGGGGTGTGGTCGAGCAGACGGTAGACAACATGCTGGGTGATGTAAGTGGTAAGCTTGTTAATCCTATCCTCCAAAGGATTAGGGCAGGAACAGCCTCACCTCTAAAGCATCGTAAGCTTGTGGTTGATCAGATGGATTTAAAGCCATGGCAGTCTACAGATATACCGCACCTTGCTCACTCGTATGTCCGCGCCCTGTCGCCCACCATACACCTAAATGAATTCGCTGTGCGTAATGGCGCTAAAGATATTAACGACTTCAAGACTCAGTTTGAAAAGAAGTTAACAGATGAGTACAACATAAAAGCTGCGGGCAAAACAGGCAAGGAAGCGCAAAGATTGCGTAAGATGAAAGAGAAAAACATGGAGGACATTACCGCAAGCTTTGAATTACTTGAAGGCATTTATGGTGATGGCCCTAACGTAATGAACAGCTCAGCTAAAAAGTTTTGGAATAACTGGATGAACTGGATGGCAACTAGGCTACTAGGGTTTATGACATTAAGCTCTTTGCCTGACGCAGGTCTCCAGGTATTTAAGCATGGCTACTATCGCTTTATGCATGACGGATTGATGCGTGCCACATCTGATATGCGCAAAATATCTAAGCGAGACCTGCAAGGCATAGGTTATGCGGTTAACACCATACTTGGGTCTAGGCTTGCATCGTATGCAGACACGGGAGGTTTAACGGTTAACCCTGGGCCTTTCACGCGCGGCATGGATGTGCTTACCCAAAGCTTCGGTAACTTGTCATTAATGAATCAATGGAATGACATGATGGAGGCTATGGCGGGTCACATCGGAATTAATCGCACACTGCAAACAGTTCACAATGTTGTCGAAGGCAAGCGCGTATTGCAGAAAGAAATACTCAGGCTGAATAAGTTAGGACTAGAAAGCAAGTACTTTGAGACTATTTATGAGTACACAAAGAACAACAAGGATACGGATGGAGCTATTTTTGCCAACTGGGGCAACTGGGAAATCACGAACAGTTCACAACGTGAAGCGCTAGAGCAGTTTCAGCGTAGTATTGCTAAAGAGATTGACGAAATTGTTATTGTCCCTGGACTTGGTGACAAGCCTTTGCTGGCCCGTAAAGAGTTTGCAGGTGCGCCCTTGGGTAGAATGCTATTCCAGTTTAAAACTTTCTTGATGGCATCTACTAATCGCGTCACAACTGTAGCTGCGCAACACTCAAGAGACCGAGAGACTTACGAGGGTGTTACAGCTATGCTGGCCCTTGGTGCGCTCAGTTACATGGCTACTAGCTTAGCTAAAGGTAAAGATATTGATACCTCATTTGATAATATGGCGCGTGAATCTTTAGACCGAAGTGGGCTCCTTGGAATCTTTGGGGAGTACAAAGCAATCACATCAAAACTAACTGGCGTTGATGTACCGACAAGATATCAATCCCGTGATAAGATTGGGGCATTACTTGGCCCGTCCGCAGGTGCGTTCAGTGATGTTGCTAACATGATTCAAAGCATGATTGAAGTGGCTACGGGCAAGAAAGAAAATGTGACCGAAAAAGATATAGATAAACTGATGAGGCTTATGCCTTTGCAGAATATGGCCACATCGCTAGAGATACCCAAGAAGCTTTTGAAGGGTACACTTGCGGGGCTGGGCGGCATTGAAACGCCAGAGCTCGACGAGGAATTAAAAAAGCTACACTTCTCTAAATAAGGACGGGGATAATGTCGAATATAAAGATTCAGGATGTAGACCAAAGGATTCAGTACACCGCAACCAGTGGCCAGACTGAGTTTACTATACCATTTCCGTTCCTTGAGAACTCGGATATTGTGGCTTATCAAGACTCAACCCTATTAGTGCTGACAACTGACTATACTTTATCAGGTGCTGATAGCCCAAGCGGTGGCACGTTAACACTTGTGTCAGGCGCTACAACGGGCGACATCATTACCATCTTTGGTAACACGCCTATCGATAGAACATCTATTTACAGCGCTACGATATCTAACTTGACCGGCTCAGATTTAAACGGTGATTTTAACCGCGACATCATTATGATGAAGCAGATAGATACGACGCAACGGCTATTGCAATTGCAGTACGCGCCTTACGCAGAAGTATCACAAGACGATACAGTAACTAAAGATAGATGGCTTCCTAAGCTTGACCCTAACCACACTTGGGCCATGAACTCGGCTGGAACGGAGATTATTGCGTATGACATTACCGCAACCGGCGGACTGGTTAATATCATTGATGGCACGACTAATCAAATTGATGTTGATAGCGCAGACCCTACTGAGCCAGTATTAAGTTTGTCGTCTACGTTAAATGCTCCTGGAACGTTTACAGTGCAAAGCTCCACAGCGATTAGTGGAATTAACAATGACAACACACTAGCCTCCGCAAGTGCCACGACAGTTTCGACCGACTTGGCGCTTAAGACTTACATTGATACCACGACAGGCGGATTAGTCGATAGCGTTACAGGAACAGCTAACCAGATTAATGTGGGTGGAACAGCAGTAGACCCTGTGCTCAGCTTGTCAAGCACCATCCAGTTTCCAGGTACGACTGGTTACTTTGACACTAACGGCATCTTAGACGAAAACAGCAACGAGCAACTCATCTTCAACACCACCGCAAGCGCGGTAAATCATGTTGAGCTAACAAATGCAGCCACTGGTGACGGGCCCTTGATTCAAGCAGCTGGTGATGACACCAACATTGATTTAAAAATCCAAGCCAAAGGCACAGGCAATGTTTTGTTTGATGGCTCCGATGTTATTTGCGGTAATCCTGGTACAGAAGCATCGGGTATTGATATTGGTGGCGCTAATTACAATTCGAATCTTAAATCAAGCGAGTTAGGTGCGACCAATCTAGCGCAGTTTATTATGCATAGGCACTCAACAACAATCAGCCCCGTGCTTGTTGGAGCTCGCTCAAACTCTGATACCTCTTCCCATGCAGCTGTAACAGCTGGTCAACCATTGTTTGTGACATACGGTGCTGGATGGACGGGCGCAGAGTATAACCTGTTTGGTGGTATCGACATCAGTGTTGACGCAAGCGGCACGATTAGCGACTCAAGCTCACCTGGACGGATTAGATTACAGGTTACGGCGGACGGGGCAACCGTGCCAAGTACGGCGGTGACGATTGGTAATGATAAAACGGTTACTTTTGAAGCTGATATAGACGCTAATAGTAATAAGATTGTAAACGTAACTGACCCAACTGATGCACAAGACGCGGCGACTAAGGCTTATGTAGATGGTGTTCCTGGCGCAACGGCTGCCACACAATCCGACCAAGAGACAGCAACAAGCACAACGGCGTTTGTTAATCCAGCCGTACAGCAATTCCATCCAAGCGCGGCTAAGGGATGGGTTGAGTATAACCAGGTGACGCCTGCTGTTCTCGCTTCATATAACGTAACTAGTGTTACTGACACGTCTACTGGTGATTTTACAGTAAATTGGACGACAAGTTTCTCAAGCGCAAACTACACAGCATCTATGTCAACCATAGCGACTGGCGGCTCTATCACCCCTATTCATATCGGTGTATTTACCACAGGGGGGAGCGTTTCTATTGCGGCGGGCAGTATTAGGTGTGTTGTAAAATCAAATGTAACGCCTGTGGATGTGGAATTTAACTCAGTAGCAGCCTACGGAGACCAATGATGAACGAAGACACACGCATAGCTTACAAAGACGCAGACGGTAACGTATCAGTCGTCATGCCTACACCGGAGTTTATTAACAGCGGTGGAACGATGGCCCAGTTCTTGGAGCACTCAGTACCTGACGGCGCTATCTATGAAGAGCTGCACAAGGATAATATCCCAACCGATAGATATTTTCGTAATGCGTGGAAGCTCGAAGGCAAGAAGGTTGATATTGACCGACCCAAGGCTGAAAAGATACACATGGATAAGCTACGCAAGATTCGCGACGAGAAGCTTAAGGCTGAGGATATCGAGTATCAAAAGGCGCTTGAGTATCGTGATGATGCTAAGATGAATGCGGTGGCTAATCGCAAGAAAAAGCTTAGAGATATGCCGACTAATACAGACCTTAGCGGTTTAACTTTAGATGAGTTAAAATCTTTTATACCCGACGTACTCAAAGAAGGAGTTTAGATTATGAGCGTTGCAAATGCAGTCCAAATGGGGGGGGACAAGGTTCCTCTTGATAGCTTGCCCCAAGCCTTCGCCTACAGCGGCGGGTTTTTATCTACAATTACAGTCGTCTATCGCGGCGTAACTTACGTTCAAACTTTTACTAATGATGGAACTAATATTACAAACATTAGTAAGTGGGTGCAGCAATGAGCATAAGCGCAGCGGGTTTCTTAAAATGGCTTGAGGTGTTTAATGTCAAGTCAGGTGGTGCAGCAGCAAGCGGCACAGTTAACTCAGGTACCGCAGACCAGGTAGCATACTACGCGGCAACAGGTGACGCAGTAAGCGGAACATCAACTATTCCTACGGCAGTGCAAGACAACATCACAAGGCTCGGAACTATTGGTGAGAACTTTGTGTGCACAGGCTCAGGAACGTTCTCGCAAACTGCTGGTATCATCGGCACAACGACAAACAACTCAGCAAGCACGGGGTCGGTAGGCGAGTACGCCGATGCTTTCCGTGGCGGCTTTTCTTCAATATCTTTTACCACTGGCGTGCCGGTAAATATTGAGTCGATAACATTAACCGCAGGAGACTGGGATATTTGGGGTAACGTGGCATTCCAGGTCGACTCGGGTGTAACTGTTCTCCAAGCCGGTGTAGCTGGGCTTAGTACTACATCAGGCACGCTCCCAGGAGCAGCTAACCGAATCGGTTTTGACTTCGGTACTGCGGGCGTGGTACCGGCTGGCGGCCAGGGTAATGCGTTTAACGTTAAAGCGTTGCGCTTACTGACATCAAGCACAACGACCGTTTACCTAGTAGCATCAGCTGACTTTACGACAAGCACGTGCGCCGGCCTTGGTGGTCTTGCCGCTAGACGACGACGCTAAACAAAGGGGATTAAAATGCTAACAGAAGAAACATTACCGGTTGAGCTAACAGAATTAAATTGCGCTTCAGGTTGCGCTAAGGCCGTATACAAGACATTGATTAAGCGTGACGGCGTTGTGATACATACAGAGTATCGATATGAAGATGTTCCGGTATCTGGTATGCAAGATGAAGTTGACCAGGTTATCGCCGCTGCTGATAAAGCTATCAAAGCTAGGAAAGAAATGGAGTCTAACGATGCCGTGTGACAAAAAGAAAATGCCTGGCAAGAAAGGCGGTGGAAGGAAGAAGTGAATAACAAGGTCATGCTATCTAAGAACTTCAGTCGCATTGAGCTTGCTTGTCGCTGCGGCTGTGACACGTGCGAAATAAAGCCAGAGATAGTAACTGTTATACAAGAGATAAGAGACCAGCTTGGCAAGCCACTGTTTGTATCGAGCGGCTATCGATGCGCTAATCATCCTGTTGAAGCGATGAAACCACAGGGCCCAGGAGAGCATAACTCAGGCCATGCAGTTGACATTATATGTCACGGGCAAGTAGCCTTGTTTGTACTTGGCGCTGCGCTGCACCTGGGTGTGACGCGGGTAGGCATACATCAAAAAGGGCGAGGCTCTGATAGGTACATTCACTTAGGTGTCGGCGATAAGTATGACTTAAAATTCAAACCGGGGGCGCTATGGACATATTAAGCAAGATTAAAGCTAAAGTTAAAAGCGTCAAAACGCTAGAGACGAAACCGAAGACAGCGGTATCTATCCTTGTAGCAGCCTTATGTCTTGCGATTGGGTTTGGTGCTAAACACTTTACCGGTAAAGATGATTCGGCTCCCGAGCAATTGGCTGAAGCTGTGCTTGAGTACTACAATATTGATATTGACTTTACTCCTGACGACGATGACACAGTGAAGCCAGATAACTCATGATTGAATTTGAGCTTCCTTGGCCGCCTAGCATCAATAACTACTACAAGAGAGTGTTGCGCGGTGTAGTCATCAATGAGAAAGGTGTTGCATATCGACGTGATGTGAAGCTGCTTCTTGCGCAGTACGTTGATAGCTTTACTCTAGAGCAACGCCTTAACATGACGATTAATGTGTTTCCACCTGATAAGCGTGGTCGCGATTTAGACAACTTACTTAAGGCATCCATCGATGCTATGCAGCACGCACGCGTATTCCCAGATGACAAGCAGATAGATAAGCTTGCAGTGATACGTCAAGACATTGTTAAGCCAGGTAAGTTGCAAGTGTGGATTAGTGAATGTGATCAAGGTGGCGATGTAATATAATAGTCTGCCGGCCATGGTGACTAGACCATGACCAACATATCAAAACAACCTGGATAGGAGGTAGTAATGAGTCAAGATAGTATATCAAAGAAATTATCAGTGGGCGATAAGGTTGGAAGGCTTACCGTGCTTGAGGTTTTCCCGGGTAGTAGGACTAGAAGCAACCCTAAACTTACTGTCTACAAGAAGATAAGATGCTTATGTGATTGTGGTAACGAGTGCATAAAAATTTATGGTGATGTTAGGCGTGGCAGCACCAAGTCTTGCGGATGCCTTCACCCTGTAGCAGCTATCACTCATGGTTTATGTAACTCTCCTGAGTACACTAGCTGGGCTCAGATGAAACAAAGGTGCTATAAAGAGTCCTACCGTAAAAGCCACAGGTATAGCGGGCGAGGTATTAAGGTGTGTGATCGATGGATGAGCTTTGATAATTTCATAAAAGATATGGGATTAAAGCCAACACCTAAGCATTCGCTTGATCGAATTAATAATGATGGCAACTACGAGCCATCCAATTGTAAGTGGTCAACACCTAAAGAACAAATGAACAACACTAGTGTTACTGCCAAAAGGGTTTCTATTACCTGCAAAGGTTGCGGTAAAGAATTCAAAGTGGGAGGAAGCAGATCGTTTACCAAGCATTGCTCATGGAAGTGCAGGTATCCTAATTCAAAATTTGATAAGGGTGGAAAATGCTAATCAAACGTATAGATTACTGGTCCATCTTTGATGCGTACGATTGGCAACGCGACCTAGTCAGAGCCTTCTTTAGCGGAGACTATGATAACTTCCTGATATGCATCCATCGCCGAGCAGGGAAAGACTTTTGCTATTGGAATATTGCTTGGCTCGTTGCCGCCATGTACCCTGGAAACTATTTGTACACACTGCCTAAGATAGCTCAAGCTCGCAACGTTATATGGCAGGGAACTATGCTAGATGGTCAAAGATGGATCGATTTAATCCCTAAGCATCTTCTAGCAAGACCACCAAATAATACGGATAGAAAGATATATTTTACATCGGGAAGTATCTTAACCGTGACGGGGGCTGATAGCATTTTGGGCTCACAGTTAGGCGCGAACTTACATGGGATCTTCATCTCAGAGCTTCAGCGCACAGCACCAGGCATTCTAGATTACCTGCGCCCTATCTTAAAGAGAACATCAGGATTTTTGTGTGCAAATTTTACTGCACTTGGTAAAAATCACGCCTATGGGTTGCTAAAAAAGAACGAAGATAACCCTCGGTGGTACTGCAAAACACTGACTGTTGATGACACTTATGATAATCAAGGAGGGCCAATATTTAGTGCGGAACAAATAGAGGAAGAGCGTCAATCAGGCATGACGGAAGACTTAATCCAGCAGGAGTATTTTTGCGACTTTAACGTGGCCGTTAAGGGCACATATTTTTCAGAACAGATGGCACTGATGCGCAAGGAAGGAAGGATTGTTAAAGACCTTGAAATTTACCCCAACCTACCTGTGTTCACGAGTTGGGATCTTGGAAGCAGAGATGCCAATGCAATCTTTTGGTTTCAGGTAATCGGCACGGGCAGCAACCAACAGTTTAGGTACTTTCACCACCACGAATCTAACTACCAGGACTTAGACTATTACGTAAAGCTACTCTACTCAGTTCGTGAGCTGTACGGTTTCAACGGTTATGGTACCCATTATTTTCCGCACGACGTCAAGGCTAGTGAATGGAGCACGGGAAAATCGCGCCTAACCTCACTTATGCAAAAAGGGGTTAATGTAACAGTGGTCCCAATGATGCGTGTGATTGAGCGCGTTCAGGTAGCCAGGTCAATGCTAGGCAAGTGCTGGTTTAAAGAAGACACATGTAAGCAAGGAATTCTTGCGCTTGAAGCCAGCCGATGTAAGTACGATGATAACTTAAAGATATTTAGCTCTGACGAATTGCACGATTGGGCATCGCATAGCTCAGCTTCTTTCCAGTATGGTCAAGTAGGTTACATGGAATCCCACAACCGCACACACCTAGCTAAGCAAAGAGAGTACGCTAAGTATCGGCCTTGACTTCCTCAAACCCGTCATCCGCCATACCAATCTTACTTGCCTGCTCTATCTGCTCGATGCGGCTAGCGAACTCATCAGCCTGTCGCGCCGTGATACCCGATGTGATTACCGACGCAAGCTTCTGAGCTTCGTCAGGAGTGATTGAGCCAGCTGCAATGGCTTCACATATAGCATTGAGTTTATCTTCGCTTGTGCGTGCTGTCATGCCCCTTAGCTTAACGATTCTGTTCTGAGGCATTTCAAAGCGGTTACGCAGAGTCATCTCAAAAAGCCTGGTATTAAGCCTTGAACCCTGATGCTCTTCAATCATATTATCCATAGCCATCTGGTCAAAGAAAGCTTTGGCTTTTTCCTGTGCTGTGTCGTAAGCGTCTGCAAAGATGGGGTACTTATCAAGCCAATTATCGAATGTTTGTCTAGCTATACTATGACGTGCGCAGAACTGAGAGCGTGACTTACCAGCCGCAAACATATTAATTAGTTCACTACACATAGAGCCGTTGAACTTTGTGTGTTTATTAACCGCCATGGTTCCTACCTTTTAATATCCAATTACATTATATCTTATCACCGAAGCCAGCGCCCTAATAAGTTACAAAATAATATCAATTAATTAATTGAATAATCTATTAACTAATGTATAATACAATTTTTATTTGCCAGGGATTAATGGAATGCTACTACTTACAAGAAACAAGGGCCAGAAAATACACATCGGCAACAATATTGTGCTCGGTATATGCGGCGTGCAGGGCAATCACGTACGCATAGGTATCGAAGCGCCTAAGGGTGTAAATATTGTACGCAGTGAGATAGCGCATTTGTTGATCGTGACTGGGAAAC